CATTTTCTATTTCTTTTAATTTATTCATATCTAAAACAACAGTACCATCTTCTTTGTAAGATACCGGTGACTCTTGTTCTACGACTTGTTCTTCTGTTGATTCGGTGTTTTGCACCTCTTCTACGTTTTCATTTTCTTCCATAATATAAAATATAAATTAGTTAGTTTATCTCGGGTTAAAAGTTTCCATACCGAATCCACCTCCGAGTATATCATTACCGGCAGATTCAAACTTTTTAGGTGGTGCACCTGTCTTTCTTTGGTCTATAAGTTCACTTTGCTGTGAAGCTTGTATTTTTGTTCTTTCGTCTTTACGATCTTCTTTTTCTTTTTCAGTTCCTTTTTTACCGTCAACCTCCATCTGTTTGAGTCGCATGTTGATTTGGAACTCATGGTCCATTAGCTGCTTTTTAACATTAGCCTCATGAATCATTGTTTCTCGCTTAAAGTTTTCTTTAGCCTCTTCTAACGCTATTTGCGACTGCGTTATAGCTTGGTTCTTTTGAACTTCAGCTTGAGCAGCTTGTTGTTGCGCTTGACCTTGAGCCTGAGCTTGAGCAGCCGCGTTTTCCTGCTGTATCTTTTGATCTTGCTTAACTTTTCTTTCTCGTCTAATCTTTAATAGTTGATTAGCTAGTTTTATATTTTTAATTTCCCTAAGATCAATAGCATCTGAAAGCTCTATCAATTGCTGTTGTAAGGCTTGTTGTATATTGTTTTCTAGTAATTGCTTTTCTTCTTCATCAGGAGATAATTCTAAGAATATACCAAAATCATAAAGATACATATCAGACACGTCTTCTAACGTGCCTACATTGTGAGCTCCTATTGACTGTACAAAAGCATTTTTCATTGGAGAGTACTCTAGTATATCAGATATTCTAAGTGATAAAGCTCCAGCAACTTCAGAAGTTAAAAACAATCCTGCTTGTAGTATATGCCTTGTAGCGGTATTGCTATTAGCCGCCGCCATTTTTTGTATACCTACTAATGATCTTTCAGCTGGCATACTACCGTCTCTAGCCTCGTTAAGTCCGGTTACATCACGTATCATTTGTAAATAATAGTTATATGTAGCTATCAAGCTTTGCATTTTCTGCCCACCAGATCCTGATTGTATTTCTTGTATTGGGTTTTTACCAGGATTAAACTCTCCGTTTTCATTTAAAGACCTTCCAATAACAGAACCTGTTTGGAAGAACATGTTTAACGCTTCTTGCGGATTATAATTAGTACCGTTACCTAAGTCTATTTCAGCTAAACCATCCGCGTCTAAATAAACACCATCCGGCACAAGTCTTGACATTACTTGTTGTAGCTTTAAATGTGTTAGCTGTATCATATCTGCAAATCCAGTGATACGCTTTACTAATGAGTCAATACTACCGTTGTACATACGGGGCGCTACAATATGGTAATTCATTTTTACTTTATTGTAGTCGCTCTTAGGTCTAGCCATATTCTTGGCCATACCCCACTTTAGTAGTTTATTAGATCCTAACACTAAAGCTCCTTCATATAAAACCTCAACTTGCTTCTGAAGCTTTGTAAAATTATCTTGCTTGTCTGACGGCGGATTAAACGTATCGTCTTTCTTTATAGCTTTGTCAGCTCCAGTTGCGGTTTGTTTAACTTTGTAAACGTTATTCATAAACGTTTTATAGTTAAAGTATAAAACTTGAACCTTGTTATTATCTGTTTTTTTGCCAGTATTATAACCGTACTTTGTGTTTCCTGAGTACGTATTATATTCTTTTACTATTTCCTCAAGCTCTCCCTCTGTTAAATTTGGAAACTCTCGCACTAACTCATTAATAGGTATGTTTTTAACTTCACCTATGTAATACAAATCTTCAAAATACGGGTCATCTGTGTATGAGTATACTAAATTTGAAGGATCAACATAATCTATTGTTACACCTTCAGATGTATTAAACCAGTTTTAACAGCACCCATGCCTATAACTGTTAAATCGTAGAAAAATCTTTTCTTTACAAGCTCATATCTATTACCCTCCATTAAAACATCTAAAGCCTGCTCTTGAGCTATCTCAACAGCTTGCTTATAGTTTAACTGCATGTGAAGTTGTAGCTCTTCTAGTGTAGAAGGTAGTTGCTCTGGTGGATTATCAAATACATTAACTCTAAACTTAGCGTTAGCATAGTTAGCTAAATCTTGAGTATCCATATCAGCTAATATACCTTCCATGTAAGCTGTACGCTTGTGCATGCCGTATGGATCTTGAGAATAAGCTTTTATTTCGTAAGCTCTATTTGACATACCATTAACTACAATATCTACAAATTTAGATATTATAGGTACAGGCTTCCAGTCTAGATTTAAGTAGCTTAAGTCACCATTTATTGATAACTCATCTTTATATTTTTGTATTGGCTGTTCTCCCCTAGCATAAAGTCTTAACTTGTGAAACTCAACTCTATTGTTAAGGTATCTATTGCTATGTGAAAATCTGTCTTCAAACCATTCGTACTCAATAGCTTTTGCTACCTTCATACCGTATTCTATAGACATTTTCTCAAGATCGCTTACTACTTGAGAAGGAAAATAATTTTTTACAACTGACCCAGCCATACTTATTTTTTAATTATTGACGACGCGTAACCTTCGTTGTTATACTTAGCTACGCTTAAATTTAACTTCTGTCTTTCAATCTTGGCGTTTGGTCTATATAAGTGCCTATTGCAAGCCATTACAGCTAGCCCAGAACTTATCGCGGCATCAAACTTAGTTCTTTTATTTATGTCGAACTTAGCCCAGTCATTTAATGTTTCGTTAAAGTATATGTTTCCATATACTCCATCACCTAAATGACCCACGTGGTTTTGAATATACATCTCTATAGCTGAGGCGTGGGCCTGCTTGATGTCTTCGCTGGAGTTTGGTATACCACCTATTTCTTTTTCTGCAACAGATAGCTTGTTCCAGGTTTTATCTGGTCTATTCATAGAGTATCCCCTATATCCTCTTCTTCTTAAATAATATAGAAGTCTTGGCTTGTTGTTTTCTGCAAGTATTGGCATGCCGTAAAACACGCAGGCCATTAATACATCTTCAAAAAATATCTCAGCGGTTTGTGGTCTTGCAATATATTCTAAGAAAAAATGATTAGCAGGAGCATCTTCCATGCTAAACTTAGTCAACCCATGTAACGCGCCATTCGAACCACGTCCATCAACAGTCCCGCTAATATCGTAACTATCACAGCCAAAAGCTCCCATGTGTTCGTTTCCAGGATAACGTATTCCATTTTTTACTATTATTCTATTTTGAAGGTTTGACGGCGGTACCCAGCTAACTTTAAATCTTCCACTTGGATCTGGATAAAATATAACTTGAGTATCTTTAATTCCACTAACCCATTGAAAGTTTCCAACTGTAACCGTAGCATCTGTTTTTACACCTTCATTATAATCTATTTGCTCGTATATTTTTACAAGATTAAACAAGCTGTTTTTTGTTTCATCTCTAAACGCGTGCTCTTCTGTTCTTGGAAACTGACGATAAAACTCGTTTAAAGCATCTTGATCATCTCTAAGACCATCAGCTTCGTTTTCCCAATGCGTTACAACTCCAACATCTATTAATTCACCGTCGGGTCCATAACACTCTCGTGTTGGGGTATCGAATACTGGTCGTCCATACTCATCAATAAATCCTTCATAGTTCCATTCCATTGGGATAAACAGAGAATATAAACCAGAGCGTGTTTGACCATTTCTATTTCTTTTAGTTACGTCACTATCGTAATACAACTTTTTAAAGTTATCACCACCTTTATCTAAAGCGTTTGACGTTGATCCCATCATACACTTACCTATAATCCTACTACCAAGACGTAAACAGGTTTTTGTTACACGCCAGTTATTTAATATGTTGTCAGGCCTCTCCCACTTACCACTTTCATCGTGTACTAGCAGGTTAAGCTTTTCACCATCGTAGCTGTTATCACCTGTGTTTTTCCAATCAATAGTAGTGTCAAGTCCAACCAGCTCTTCCTGCTTTTCGTTGGTAGTAATTTTTTTACGCGTAAACTTACTTGCAGGTACCCTATAAGCAAGTTCAGACTTAGGTCTGTCCATACCGTCTTGAATCGGTTTGAAAAAGAACGGATAGTTAATTGAGATAGGAACAACCTTATCTGTAAACATTTTTTTAGCATCAGCACCACTTTTTGATAATATACCATATCTACTATCACTCGATATAGTTGCTTGGTTAACAGTCTCAGCGCTACTCATAAAAGAAAAACCACTACGTCTGTTTTTTAAATAACACATACCGTAGCATCTTTTGTCAGCTTTGCACGCTTCCCAAAATATAAAGAATATTCTATTAGCGTCTCTGAAGTCTGGGGCACCAACATCTATTTTGCTCCATTGAAGATACATGTAGTGACTACCGGTTATATATGTAGGCTCTTTGTCATTAATAAACCAAAAGCCTTCGTCACGACGTTTAAACTCTTCGTCTATAAGATCATACCACTGCTCTTTGTTTTCTTCTGGGTAGTTTCTCCAGTCAAAAATATTCTTAAGCTTACTTAGCTCTTTAGGATATTCTATTTTTTTCCACTTGTCGCCGTGCACCCGCAGCTCTTGCGGTTTAGACGGCAACCCAATTCGCAAACCTTGAATCTCAAGTATTTGTCCAATTTTTCCAGTTTTTGATATAACGACAATATCATGTTCTTTATTGTATCCATATTCCCATTTACGTTTTTTATTAAGTCTACTTATTGTAGTCTTTTTTATTGGTTCTATTACTTTGTATAAACTTTGCTCGTACATTACTTAGATCTACCTTCGGCAAAGCCCTTAAAAATTTTCTCCTTCTTCTCTTCAGCAACCTTACCCTCGAGTAAAGCTTGTTCTTCTTGTATACGATTAAGTATCTCAAAGGCATCGAATATTGCGAGCTTCTTTGTAGCAGCAGCGTTTTTAAGTCTATCGGCAGTAATATCATCACCGCTATCAACGATAGCTTCTTTAGCCACTTTAATAAGTTCTTCAACAGCTTTATGCCCAGCTTGGATTATGTTCTTCTTCGTATCCTTGATATTCATATTTAATTGTAATAAATTTAGAGTACACTCTATAAAGTCTTTGTCCTTCAAAAACAAACTCATATTCTGAGTTAGGCGTAAACCCAACAAGATCGTTAACTTCTACAGATCCATCTGTGTATTTAACAATACCTATTAAAGGTTGCTCTGTATCTATATTAAGCTTCTGTTTAGCTTTTATAGGTTTAACAAAGCAAAATCCATTCATAGGTTTCCATTTGTTTTTTTGCTTGTATAAAAATATTTGATCTTCATACACAACGTATTTATCTTCACTAAAATAGTTCTTGCTATTCTTCTCGTTTCCGTACACGTCGGTCCATCTTCTAAAAACATTGTGATGAACTATAACGGTGTCTCCTTTGCTAATGTTTGTGTTGTTTATTTTAGGAACCTCAAGAACAGTGGCTTCTCTATTTGTAAACTGATGATTCTGTGTTTCAGAGTTTAATATCAACTCTTTACCATCAACAATCTTAGTGTTGTTGTATCTATTGCCTTTCGGCGTTACAACAAAACCATAAACACTCTGCATTAGTATTGTAAATTATATTCTACTGAAATAGCCATATTCTTATTGAAGTCTTTCCAAGGGAGTACGTCTTTGTTTTTCTTTATGTATATTGAAAACTTTTCATCTTCTTCAATAATATCACAAATAGTATGACCTCCATAAACTTCTTGCCCTACAGAGTAGTGCATTGAATCGACTTTATAATCTTTACCTACCGTTATTTTTCGTATCAGTTTTGTCGTTTCCATTTTCATTATATTTAATTGATCCGTCTAAAATGTTGAAGTCGTGATCTCCGTACTTTTCAACAAGTTCTTTTCTAACACTATTAACTATCTGTTGAGCATTCATAATGTCATGCAGTATAGCGTGCTTTTGAGTTTCAACCATACCAAGCTGCATTTGAGCCTCGTTAATTGTTTTTACTACGTTTTGAAGTTTTTGTAATTCTTCTTTACTAATAGTTTCTGGTCTAAGGCTTTCCACCTTAGGAGTTTTTCTTTTTGCCATAATTTAATTTAATTTAAGTTAATTGTTGTTTTTGCTTTATCTTCCTCTAAAACTTAGAGTAACAGTAATTGGTGTAGCGTTCATAAATTCATCATCATCAGCTATAGCCCCTACGTTATTTGATGTTAGCGTTATAGTGTTTGCTGCTAATGAAGCAACAGTTCCAATAGGTGTGTCTACGTCGTGTATGTAAACTGTATCACCTACGCTAAAAGATTTTCTTGGATCTACACCATCAACTGTTAAAGAGGTGCCGGCGTCATCAGCTACGTCAGACGCGTCATTTAATAGCACTCCAGTTGAAAAATCAAAAGCTCCACCGGCTATAGCAGCTACATATATTCTATTTGTTGCTTGTCCGCCTAACGAGTTTTGCTCTGGTTCAATAGGAACAGGTCCAACATGACCATTCGCACCAGTAGATTTAAAATAATAAGCGGTGCCAAATGCTAAATCTAGATTACCTTGTCTATTAGCATCTCCTTCAATTTTAAGTACTCCTATTAATACTTCTGGTATATTTGATCCTACAGCTATTGTGCTGTTAGGGCTACCTAAGCTTACTGGCGCAACGCCGCTTTTACTTTTAGCAATTAATAAATTAATATCAGTTCCAGGTTGAATACCACCGTCTTCGCCTACCATATACACAAGAGCATCAATTATAGCGTCTGTACCTAAAGGAATGTCTAAAGGCTGCCAGTCAAACAAAACATCCGAACTTGAAAAAGGTAAGTCAGTTTTATTGGATTGTATTACGTTTGACACGTCACCATTAATTATATCAGGTTTAAACGTTTTTTGAAAATATTGATTTGCCATTTTATTTTTCTTTTATTTGTTCGTTTTTCTTTGAGCTTCCACCGAAGAAGAAGTCTATTATTGTATTTACTTTAGCACTCATAGCGCCAAATATTGTTGATATAAAGCTTATTTCAAATTCACCTAGCTCTAAGCTTTTAGTTACAAAGTAATTAAACATTACAAATGTAATACCAAAATATGCTACAGTGAATAACGTTGCTAAAACCTTTTGAATAATAGCATCGTCCTTATACATATCTCTTGCAGACTTGCGATCCTCGACCTCTTTCGCAAACGCCTCGCGCTCTGCATCAAGAAGTAACTTCTTAAGAGCAAGCTTAGCTTCATCGCGCTCCTTGTCTGTAGTAATAACTTTATCAAGTATGCCCTCTGCATTATCTACTATTTTACCGAATAAACCTCCTACTAAGTTGTTTATCATTTCTTTTTGTTTTTCTTGTTATTCATTGCATCACCAATGTGATCGCTGAATGTTGGCACAGCCCCTACGTGAGCATCTGAATCAGGATGTGGACCTTTTTTAATAGACTTAGGTCTAGCATCCATCATACTTTTAGGTTTAGCTGGACCTTTACCTGTAGCAATGTTGTCGTTCATCTCTTCTGTCTTAGCATCGCCAACTTGACCTTTGTGATAACCACCTTTGAACGGGTTGTTTTTTTGCTTATACGCCATAGTTATTTTTTTGTTTCAGCTTTTTTAGCAGCTTTTTCCCAAGGAAAGCTCATGCTTCCTTCTTCTGACCACTTGCCATTATACTTTATTTTACCGTTAGCCCTTGGATATGTTTTACCGTTGTGTCTAACATAATCATCGCCATAAGAAAGCTTACCAGACTTCATGTCATCTAAATGCTTACCTTCGTGGTTGATAACTCTTTTTTCAAGAGCACTGCCTTTAGGAACAGATTTATCAATATAAATAGATCCGTCCATGTTAGCTTCTCCTAATATACCTTTACCTAATTTCTTACGAAATATAGGTGTATCTTTAGAGTTTCTTATTCTTCTACCTTCACTACCTAGTTTAAATCCCATTATGCTAAATTTGATTTTTTAGGTTTATTTTCTTTTGTAGTTATTTTCTTATTGTTAGGTTTAGGCTTAGAAGGTTTTTTGTCTATTTGTTTTTTTACTTCTTTTTTAGTTTTACCAACAACAGCTTTTTTACCTGTTTTAGCGGCTAGCTTTCCACCTTCTTTAGCAACCTTTTCAACTGTCTTGCTAGCTTTAACAGCTTTAGCTCCTTTAGCAGCTAGCTTACCAGCGCCAACAGCAAGACCTGCGCCTGGTATCATAGCCGCAGCGTTTATAGCAGCATCAGCAGCGTGCTTTTTAGCAGCCTTATCATCACCCTTGTATTTAGCGTAACCAGCTCTACCAGCAGATAACGCAGTGTTAGCAGCGTCAGCAAAGTTACCTACAACAGGTATCATACCCGCTCCAGTTAAAGCTGTACCTGCTTTGTCTAAAACACTACCCCAGCTAAACTTAACTGGTGACTCAGTTTGTCTTGACTCAGGCTTACCAGCTTGTCTAGTGGCTTTACCTAAGTTTTGATTTTTCATTTTGAACGCCATAGTATATCTATTTATTAGGGAAAGGATTATACACTTTATCTTTTAGCTTACTGTATCGTTTAGAGTCAGTCTTACCTTTATCCTCAAGCTTTCTAAGACGCTTAAGCCTTCTTACTTGCTTGTTTTCTCTACGTACTTCTTTTTTGTCTTCGTTACCGAAAGACATACCTTTCATTTTAAACGCCATTATCTTGTCGGGTCTTTAATCATATCGTCAATAGCCTTGTTAAAAACTTTATCTGTATACGATTTGTTATTGTAGAATACGCTTCGATCTGATACTGGTAAATCTTCTTCTCCGAGTAAGATCCTGTAGATTCTACTTATTAATTGGCTGCATTTAAACGAGGTCTTAAATACGCTATACTTTATCGTTGTACGATTTCTATGTCGCCAAACCTCTATCCAGCCTAACTTTCTTAACTTGTCCCACCGAGTTTTATCCCAGCTCATGGTGTAAGTACCATCTATAAACTCTTGTCTTGTAAACCGACCTTGACAGTCTAAAAATACTAATAACTCAAGATCAGCATCTGTTAACCCGTAAGTCTTACAAGCCCACTTTCTAGTGAGCCTGTAGTACTTAAGGATTTGTAATTCACGTAAATCGTGACTAGTTAATCTCAACTGTTATTAAATAGCGTTATCAGCAACATTAAAGATACCAGTTGTAAGAGCTGTAGCATCTTCTACATAATAATTTGTTCCATCACAAACTAAAGCAAATCTGTCACCAGCACCAGCAGCACCATCACTAGTATCTAATGATAAAACACTAGTAGTTGGAACTACATCGTGAACACCACCAGCGTCTAAAGCAACACCTATAATGTTAACAGCATTACCACTTGATGATACTATTAAATCTTTAGTACCTTCAGCATCTGAATTAACATCAAGAATAAACTTATAGTTTAAACCAGCTACAGGTGCAGGTAGTCTGAACGCAGCAGTATTAGCTGAAATGTTACACAAGAAAGTTGAGCCTGAGTCAGCTGCTGTTAATTGACGAGTGTTAGCATCATCACTAGCACCGGTACCATCACCACCAGGGGTTACTGTTTCAACTTTTCTTAAAGTAGCAGCAGTTGCTTTTGAAATAGTAGTAACACCAGTTATTACGTCGTCAGCGTAAAGCGAAACGTGATCATCAGCAATAGTAGCCGTTGACCCAGCTTTACCACCAGCTAAAGCACCGCCAATAGCTATCATAGCTTCTTTTTC